ACAGCAAACCCTTTATCTTTATGTTAGCGTGTTTCGATAGTAGACCTATGATACCTTTTTTTAATATTCTTAAGTAACGAGTTAAAACTATCTGGAGTTTTTCGCACTTCTAGTAAAACAGGATCCCCGATACCGGGAGCGGAATCTATCACCCTTACTAAGATAGGATTGTCTGCCTTGAATTGATCATACTCTGCAAGTTTTAGATGATGTTCTGTTCGTTCATCCGTTTCTTTGTTTTTAAACGTATATATTGGCATAATGAGTAAATCCACCTTTGTTATGTATTTATATTACTAGCCTGTAATTAAGTTGTAAATTTCTTTCCAATTACTAACACGAACACCAAGTCCGACATAATCAGCATTATGACCATGGGCGACCAACATTCCCCGAAGCCCGAGACTAATTCCTGTGTCGCAGTTAGAGACTTTATCTTCAATCCAGAAGCAGCCAGTATCACGATAATCCTCTAATGCATCGTCTTTATCGGCGCCACAATCTAGATATACATATTTTTCAAATACTGTGGGACCGAATAGTTCACAGAGATTTTTAGTTCTTAAGTGCTGAGCGTACTCGTCATTGCTCAAGCTAGTGATAGCGTGAAATATATACCCGTGTTCTTCATGAAGTTTTCTAACATATTTTATAGCATCCCGAAAAGGCGACAGTTTTCTAATGGTCGCACTTTCGTTAAACATTCGAATAAGTCTTTTAGCTTCAATTCTATCAATACCATACTTGATATGCATTTGATATTCGTCGTTCATAACGGAGTTATAGCCATGTCGACACATCCATCGATCGAACCCATATTCCCAATCAAGCAATACGCCATCACAGTCAGTTAGTATAACTTTTTGACTCAGCATCATATATCCAGTTTATTAAGATGATTTTAGGTAAGTATTTCTTTGCTTACTTTTCTGTCGTCTAGCTTTTTGAATATCAGATTTTTTCTTGTCATATCGCTTAGGGTCTTTCTTTTTCTCTTTAAACACCCTTTCGCTGTCATCTTCCATCCATTCACGAAACTTTTTGTTCTTTGCCATTTATCAACTTTCCTTTACCTTTCTGTACCCAACAGGGCGACCTCTACCACGTTTAACAACCACAGGATCTTGAATAGCAAACCCTAATGCTTCTACTAATAAATCAGCAGGAAGATCATCGAAGGGTCTCTTCTCAATCATTCTGATCAAGAGTTCAGAATCACTTTTATCTACTGACTCTAACATCTGGATAAACAATTGCTCTTTTCGAACTCTTGTTAAGTTCTCCCCGTCTTTATGTCCCTTTATAAAGTAAGAAAGTTTTCTGCATTCTCTATACAGGAGTCCGTGTGATTCTGAGAAATCAGACGGCCTGTATGGCGGAGCTATGTCAGGCAAATCCAATTCGAATCTATTGTCGTACATCAAAAGCAATAGGTTGCGAAACTCTTTAGAGTTATTGTTTCTAAGATAAGAGACCTTTTGTTCTCTAGATTCTAGCCCTTGTGCTTTTGCTATTATTTCCGACATAGACAAAGTTGTCATTTCAAAACTCCTGTAAATTACTCATCAAATGCTTTAGTTTATTTTTTACGAAGTAGTTAAACAATTTGCTTCTATCTTTAGTATGGGGTTTTCCATATTCTGTTAAGATTTTAGCTGTAATATGTTCAGGTATTTCACTCAAGTCTATGAGCATTTTATTCCTAAAATAATTACGTTTAACGTCGTCGTTCATATTATTTATATCACTGAATTGCGCCAGTCGTTTTTTTGTCATCGGGCTTTGACGAATACCTACGACCATACAATTGTCTTGAGATAGGATGTTGGGTACGCCATCACCAGAGTCGCCCTTTATAATATGTTCACTTAAGTATTGTTCAGGATTATCGCTACCGATCCAGCGTTTTCTTGTAGGATCGTATTGCTTTACGTTTCCATACTGGTGTAATTGAATATAATCTTTATCACCAGACAATACTAAGATAGGACTATTTGAATTTAGTATTGTGCCCTCTTTGTGTACAATAGTTCCTATAATATCATCTGCTTCACATCCGTCTATTTGAAACACCCTATACGGAAAGAATTCTTTCAATTCGTCTCGAATAGCGTTAAGCGATTCAAATATAGCGTTCCAATCCATTTCAGATTTCTGTCGACTCTCTCTACGGCTGGCTTTGTAATATGGAAAAACTTCCCTTCGCCAATAGTTCCTATCATCACAGCATATGATAAGTTCACCAAACTCATCAGAAAATCTAGATCGAAAAGACCTTAAGGAATTTAGAACCATATGTCTAATCATATTCTGATCAATTTGTGCATTTTTATGACTACCCAGTTGAGCCATCATATTTGAAATCATCACTTGATTCATATCAACAAGTATCATACTGTATCCTGTAGCTCAGTTAAGAACTCTTGCATAATTTTATCATAATCGAGATCGTTTCCGTCCTCATCCTTAAACATATCCTCACACATACTTTGTAACGGATATGGCTTATTAACGCATCTCATAACTAGAGACGTAATGACTTCTTCAAGCATAAGAATTTCACTAATAGCTTTAGTATCTTCTCCTATGTTGTATCCCATTTCATGTAGGGCTATTGAGACATCAAATGCCACATCAAAAGCAAACTTTTCAGCAAAGTATGCATCCGGATCTTTCGATATATCTTTGACAAGATTTTCAATCATCTTCTTATGTTCGAGCGCCTTTACAAAATCAATAATCTTTCCCATCAGAACACCTTTAATATGATAGTATCCGCATTGATACGGCCGTCAGACTTACTTGCTGCTGTAGATAATGCATTAATATACTTTATAGCCTTAGATTTGCTTGACTTAGAGATTGTTGATAAAACATCGTCGGGCTTCCTAAGTTTTTTCTTAAAGGATTGCTTGTCGTCGAACCCTTGTACTGTTGTACCTTTAACCCAAAATCCGTCGACTCGTTCAGAGACTAAGTATTTTAATACCCTAGTTTTTACGTTAAACAAGTAGAGTTCATGCTTCCCAATAATTTGTACAGGATTCACACTAGTCACTTTATAGTCCTGACTCTCTTTGGCATAAATAACCTTTTCCACCTGCTTAATCAAAGGTTTTTCTTTCTTAGCCCTAGGCTTGCGGGAAGCCTTTTTGCCTTGGAGATATTTCTCTAGATCTGTTAACATTTCGTTATAGAATTTAAGATGAGCATTTTTTCTTTGCTTACTGAGATGCTGATAAGCTTCTACTAAGCAAGGATCTTCTCCAGATATCGCCTCTAATATTTCTGCTCTATGTCGTTCAATAATTTTTACGCACTCCCTTGCAGACTGAGCAGCGGCAGACTTCTGTTTTAAAAGTTTATAGAGAGAGTACGATTTTGATAAAGAGCCTGATATAAAATCGTCTATGGAGCCCTCCACTTCACCTAAAAGGACTTCAGTTTTTTCAGCAAGATGTTCTAATGGTGTTTTCCTAATAATGACAGATTTTTCAACGATCTTGACATTATCTTTTTCAGAACATTCTAGTATATTCTTGATTTCGTTTTCTTGAAAAATCTTGCAGGACTCTGGAAGAGTAGCGCCATTAATTTCCATTTTACACAAGCCAGCAAAAGTTGACGACGTTCTCCAAATTTTTGCTTTTCTGTATTTTTTTAATGTGTCAGAATCTTTGTACTCTTTGATCCAAGCTTCCACCCAGTTGACATATGCTTTATTATCGTAGAAGTAACCATAGTGTCGTAGATTATCCGATATAACACTCATAGTCTGTTCTTCTTTGACAGAAGACCAGTCGAGAGTTTCTTCACCAATTTGCTGTGCTTCAATCTGCTTGGCGTCTTTTCTAGAATTTTTTATAGTCATACTATATCCCAATTCACCACAAGAATTTTAGATTTTATAGTCCTTTGGGGAACTTTGTATCATCGACTTCTCGCAATCGATCCCAGCGAAAAGATCGAAATTCATTAAGAACAGTGTCCCATACGGAAAGAATGAGATCTTTAGTATTCTTGCCTGATGATCTTTCGCTATATTCGTAGCGAATAAGATCTGGATCCAATGTGGCAAACATATGCCTTTCAGTTCCGTCAGCCTTTATAAAAATTATTGGCACGATGTTTTTTTGTAATAACGATTTAACGTCATCTCTAGTTTTCATCACTCTTCCTTACTTTTTAAAAAAATGTTCACATGTTCTTCAAACTCGGGTAGACCTACTAGGACTTTATCACCCCAAACTATCTGAGGAACCATAGCTCCTCCACTTTTATCTATATTAAAGAAGGTCTTCTTAGTCTCTATATCGGCTTTAGAGAGATCTATATATTCGTAGTCCAGTTCAAATATCTGAGCAGTTTGCTTTGCTTTCAGACACGCTAAACATCCGCTTGTTCCGTAAATTTTTATCATGTAAGTATAATACTACAATATGTGGTTAGTGTCAATACATTAGTGATCTAAGAAGAGCAGTTTAGTTTTTTCTTGTGGGCTATTTTCACATTTTTCTGTTAAGTCTGCCAGCTTTTCCATCAGTCCGCCAAACCTACTTTCCAGATCCTCTAGCTTTTTATGTATCATTTCTGTTCTAAGAGCGATTTCGTTTAACTTTTCTTCACTCATTTTCGTTACTCCAAATCGTAATTTGATTTTCGTCTTCCAGAGTAAGAGTATACGTAAATGTTCCTAAAGAATAATTTGTATCAGTTAAAAAGGTCCACTCGTCTTCTTGCGGTTTGTCTAGCATCTTATCCTTGCGTGTTTGGAAATCAATAACATTACTCATTGTTTTCTTGCCATTCTTTTGCAGTAGTCCCTTCGGACTCGGTGGTGGCTTCACGATAGTAGACGATCAACTCTTTCTGTTGTCTCACATAACGTCGAACCTCTTGGAAGTTCTCTGCCATCTTCTCGTAACCATCAGGAGTAAGAGCAAAGACAACGAACTGCCCATCGAGCATCTTCTCGATCTCTTT